AATATAGGGGTGATGTGAAAGAAATAGTGTATCGTTCATCATGGGAATTGAAGATGATGAAGTATTGTGATACCACTAAATCCATTATTGAGTGGGGTAGTGAAGAAGTGGTGATACCATATGTATCGCCGTGGGATGGTCGTTATCATAGATATTTCCCAGATTTCTATGTTAAAGTTCGTGATAAGAATAGTAATATTAAGAAATACATCATTGAAGTTAAACCTAAACATCAATGTTCACCACCAGAAAAAAGTCCTAAACGCAGAACAGGTGCTTGGTTCAATAAAGTTAGAACATGGGGTATCAATAAAGCAAAGTGGGATTCTGCAAAAGAATTTTGTTTAGACCACAATATGGAATTTAAGATACTAACCGAAGACCATTTAAATCCTCGTTAAGCAGTAGCTTGACCTTTCAAACTTTGAATTACAGGACTATTATCATCAATAGCAACATTAGCGGTGGTAACACTTTTAGAATTATTATTTTTACTGTTGTTAATATTTATTTGTTGATTTTGACCTTTGTTTGTTCCCATCATTGATACCATTTTGTCTAGTGCATTAGAAGTTATATCAAAAGCAGCTTGTTTCTTTTGTTCTGGTGTTAGTTCAGGTTCTATATCTGAACTACTATCTTCATCACCTTCGAATTCAGCACCTGTTTCACCAGATTCTTTAACAGTATCTTTTCCTTTTTTAGGGTCACCTGTTGCTTCGTCAGTAATTGGTGTTAATCCTAAAGATTTACCTACAAAACTATTTGCGAAATAATTGTATAAACTTCTAAAACCATTAACTATTTTATCAAATAAACTACTAAGGAATTTTCCTAATTTTTTAAATATACCTAATTTTTTACCAATGTATATGAATATACCTACGATAATAGCAATTCCTAATGCGATTGGATTTGCTGCTAAAGCAAAAAACAATGTTTTAAATGGCAATATTAACATCCTACCAAGAGACAACAAGTATTTTCCTGCTGCCAATAGACCCTTCTTAGTGAATAGTGCTGCACCCTTTCTTCCTAATGTTCCAATTGCCTTAAAACCTTTTACTAGTGAACTACTCATACCCTTTATACTACCTTTTATAGAAGAACCAGCATTTCTAAACTTATCTTTTATAATTTTGTCTAGTGTACCCTTTTTATATAAACCTAAATGTGCTTCTTGTTTTATTCTACTACCAAATTTCGCAACACCTTTTTTTAAACTAGCAAAACTACCTTTTAACTTACCAAATACTTTACCCATTCCAGATTGTTTAGTTGCTTTTGTTGTTTCTTTACCAAAACTATCAATTACTTTTGCTAGACCAAACAAAGAAGCTCTGATTATATTAAATAAAAGTTTTGGTTTGAAGACTGCAAGAATACCTACAATAGTAAGGAAGTTATCTTTGATGATATTATATAAACCCATAAATGAAAAATCAAATTCCATAATATCTTTACCTAATTTTTTCAATCTCATATAGATTTTAAAAACTACATTTTGTGCAAAGTCTGTTTGTAGGAATTTAGCTAAAAGAAAAAATGCACCACCTGTAAGAAGTGCTTTTATTGCAGTAGGTGTCTCACCAGCAAAATCTGATGCTTTTTTCAATAAACCTTTTATTCCAGAACCTATATTTTTTAACCCTTTTACAAGTCTATCTTGTTGTGCTTTATTAGTTTGAGTTTTTTCTTTTTTAGCAGACTTGTTATCTTTTTCTGATTCAGCTGATTGTTTTAAAGTTTCGGCATTATCTTTTTGTATTTCAAGACCTTCTTCAACTTTTTCAACCATCTTCTCAGTATTCTTAGATGATTCTTCACTAGAAGTTGCAGCGTCTTTTGTTGCATCAACAGATTCTTTTTGTAATCCAACAGATTCTTGTTGCAATTCATTACCTTTTTCAGCAATTTCTTGACTTACTTTAGCATCTTCTGCATTTTGTTTTTTCAGTTCCTCTGTTTTTTGAGTAATAGGACTGAGATTTTTATCTTCGTCTGCCATTATTTTTTACTCGTTGAACCTACATATAATCCAAACCAAGCAGCACCAGCACCTACGATTACCGATACAAAAGCAGATTGTGCGTTGGTTGGGTCAGGTAGTGTCATAAACCACTCTGTTGTTCTATAAAATGCAAATCCATAGAGTGTAATTAACAATCTAGGGAATACACGCCATCTATCAAAACTAGAAGCAGCAGTATTATACCATGAACCTTGCTCTACTGTTGTGGTTGAGCGGTCTATTTCTACTACATTTACTTTATCATCAGCCATTGTTCATCTTCCTATTTTCTTGTTCTATTCTTTTGTTTTCTTCTTTAATCCAATTTTGTAATAATCCTACATATATTTCTCTTTCCCACGGCATCATATTATCTAACTCTGTCAATGAGTATTTATGATGTTGCATAAGTGCAAAATTAGTTTCGTAGTAACTTTTTAGGCTCTCGTGAGAGAGCCCTATTCTAAAAAACTGTTTAAACCCTCTAACAAAATCTCACTTTTTACTTTTGTTTTAGGATTTGTAACCTCTACTACATGTCTTAATCTTGGCATAGTTTCAAAAAATTGAATAACTTTTTCAAATTGTTCTGTATTCAATGAATCTATAAAATCTTTTAACTCCTTTTCAGATATATCAACTTTGTTATATATATCTTCACCAAAATGAATTTCACTAATACATTTTTCTAATGTTTTAAAAATCATTTCACTTTCATTCCCATCTACAAACATTTTAGTGTGTTTTAAAAGTGGATAAGAAAAAACTATTTTAACAGTATCATTGATTTCTATTACATTTGTATGGTCATCTGTCATATTAATTTCCACCTCAGATAAATCAAGCGTAACAGGTGCCATAGTTTTTTTATCATCTGGACATTTAAGATTTAAATTTACTTTATCTCCTACAGATTTTCCTCTTACTCTTAAAAATATATACTCTGCATCAAATACAGGACAAGTATCTGGATTAACACCATTAAAAGTGCAATCTCTAATTAAGTTAGACATAGTATCTACCATTTCATCATCATTTTTAGATTCTTCTGCTATCATTAATTGTTTTTGTTCCTTTACTAAAAAAGGTCTATACTTTACTTCTTCACCTGTTGATGGTAAAGTTAATGTATAGGTTGGTGTTTCAAGTTTAGGTAATGCCATAATTTTTCACTCCAATTGTTATAATCTACTTAATACTTTAGGTATTCTACTTATTAATTTTCTTTCTACTTGATTTGCAAGTACCCCTTGCAGTCTTTCTAATAATGGTTTGGGTAAACTTGCTTCATCTGTCAAGTTTTTCCAATATCTATAACTAAATGTTACAGTTACTTCTTGCACAGCAGTAGACTGAGCACCCATTAATGATTGGTCTCCAATGTTCTTTGGAAAACACTCAACTAATTCACAACCATATGTTCTATTTCCTTTTTGGTCTAATTGAAATATCTGAATTGTTCCTGTATAGTCATCATAATAATTCATTGCAAAAGTTTGAGGATTAAATGCAAGTCTTTGCCAAGTTTCAAAAAACTTCTTCTCTCTATAATCATTATGACAATAAAACTTTGCAGTAATATCACCATAGGTAAATCCAGATGCAATCTCTCTGGTCGGGCCATAAATATTTGTATCTTCTGTTACTGTAATATTCCTGCCTGGAAATGCAATAGAGTTACATTGATAAGAAACATCTTTAATATCTCCCCCACCTACTTGACCTAATAATGTTTGTGAAAATAAATTAGTAGATGCACCTACACCACCTGTTCCTCTAGTTCCTGATGGTGGTAGAAATAACACATCATACCTTGAAGGAAATGCCAATCCATTATTATCATGAGTTACTGATAATATCTCATTTAATACTGCTGAAGACCCTGCTTCTATAAAACTTCCAAAATCCATTAAATCATTCCTCTTGATTTTGCAAATACATGACTGTCAGATTGTTTCTTAAATTTCTGTACAGGTAGTAATGTTGCAACTATAAATTCATCTGCTTCTACTTTTCTAAATTTAGACCTAACATGTCCTGCTAAATATCTTTTTAAACATGGTTTGATTAAGTCTATATTTTTTAATGCTCTATAATTTGCTTGAATTGTTGTAGTTTCATCAAACTGTTTATTATTAGCAAATTCTGTTAATCTATCTAGTAACTTAATTCTCATAGGTACAGATAAATAGTGTAAATTAATCCCTAAAAAACCATTGTTATATTGTTCAATAGGTAATACTAAAGGAAATGTGTCATAATATGGCAACTTTTTCTTTCCTTTAGGGTCATATATAAACATATTTAGTAGACCAAAAGTAGGTACTGATGTTCTTTTTCCATCACGAATCAAGTCCATAGACTTTGGTTCACCAAATTCTTTAATTTTGTTACGAAACCATGCGACAGATTGAGGTAGACCCCCTGCTGCTTTTAATACACTTTGAATATATTTACTTCTTGTTGCCATGTATTATTTATAAGGGATATAATAGAAAAGTACCCCTTTTTACAGGGGTACTTCAAGAGGTTACTCAGCGAGTTTTTCAAAATATGCTAATGTATCATCTTCCTCAACTACAGGTGTTTCCACTTTTGTAGTTGTAGGTTTTGTATCAACTTTAGGTGTTGCTACAGGAGCATCATCCATTGTATCAGCTACATTACCAACTTTTACAGTTCCAGAAAGAACTGCATCTAGTCTTGTTTTTAACTCGTCATAAGATTTGAAGTTTGTTGGTGCAGTAAACTCTGCAAGAGAGTATTGACCTTTCCAAACTTTATCTACTGCTTCATCATCTTCAAAAAGTTTTGATGTATCTTCGAACTCTGATTTATCATAGTTCCAGAAACCATCTACCTTTCTGATTTTAAGTTTAAAGTTTGCACCTTCCCAAAAATCAAATGGGTTGATTGCTTTTTCATCTTCGAACTCAGGTGACATCGCAGCAGTAATTTTGTCAAATATCTTCTTACCATATCTGAACAGAAATACTTTACCTTCGTTCTCTGGGTGTTTAGTATCACTTACCACATAAACATTAGAGAAATACTGTAACTTTCTTTTTTGTTTACGAGCAATCTCTTTGTCAGATTCTAAACCTGTATTCCACAATGCAGTATTGTGTTCTGATACAGGGTCTTTCTGATTAAGAGTTGTAAGAGAGTTCTCTATGTACCATTGACCTGTAGGACCTTGAAATGCATGATTCCAAACTTTTGCCCACGGCAAGTCCTCACC